GGATCTGGAGAACCATCGATTCGAATTTACTCATTTGCCAGCGCATACCGCATGAAACCGGTTGCGAAGATCGCTGACAAGCCCCTTTTTGAGTCGTCACACTGGACGGCATATGCTTAACAGCACATTCCCTGCTTATCAATCGGCAGGGATTGCAGCCAATTGGGGCTGCTTTTCCTGCTGTACTCCACTAGACCCCAACACGACGGAAGATGCCGGTTATCCACCAGGGAGCGGGCAATACCGTATGCAATGCCTTAAATGTCGATCTTGGACATTTTTTGACCTATTGCAGCCTGAACCATGGCCTTTTCATGCATCCATCTGAAATCCATCTGAAATCCATCTGGAGAAACCATGTCCGACAAAATCCTAGATTTCATCGCTGCCCTGCTATGCGGTGCAGTACTCGCAGCCCTGGCCCTGGCTTACTTCGACGTCCTATGCAAATAATCACAACAGACTACTATGTCGGGGACGATCTGACCCTGATCTGCGACCTAGAGCATCACCCTGCCGATCCGGGTCAACCAGACCCTGAGCGGGGCGATTGTTGCCCACCATCACCAGCAGAGTGCTACCTAATCAAGGCATGTATTCAATGTGCGGACGGGTGCTTGGTTGACGTTACGCCGCTTGTCTCTGATGAGCTACGAGACCTAATCGAGATAACAGCAGGGGGCGATCTATGATCTACGCAGTAGCAGCCATCGTGCTGCGTATCATCCTCGGAAAAAAGTAATCTATGGCCCTTCGGGGCCATTTTTATTCGATCTGCTCACGGATCAAGAGATCAATTGCTGGGTGCTGGCTGTAGACCTTTGTCATCTGGAGGCTGACGATCTGGCTGTCGTCTTGGTAGATGACCCCGTTTAGGGCATCCAAGACCGATTTTGCGAGGTTGTCTAGGTCCGGCTTTTTAGTTGGCCTCTCAGAGCCCGCTAAACAGGCCGCTACGCGTTTTTTTGGGTAGCTCTTGGGGATAGGTAGCCTGAAGTACAAATAGACCGCCAGAGGCGTTTCTAGCGGCTCTCGGGTCATCGCCTGTTTTGCAGCTTCCCGAACCTCGATTTCGAAGTCCTGAGTCTTTTTTGGGGTGTAGGTTCGGACAAAGCCCCCGATTTTGCTGAATTTCGGGCGACCCTTTGGGACCGGGATTGTGTGGATGTGAAATGTCAGGGAAAAAGTCATTTTTCTTGGTTCATCCAGTACCTGAGTTCGGTTGCAGCCTCTTTGCCCCTGATCTTCTCAATGTCCCCAATAATACCTGCCCACCATGCCCGAGCCACTGCTGCGCCCTCTCTGCCAGCTTTCATCCGGTAGCGACTCAACCATTCCCTCGCCTCCATCTGTCTCATGGTCGTCCAAGTCTCCCGTAAGGCGGAGGGCACGATCAACGATTTCTCTCGGGTAGAAGACCCCGGTTTTAACCCTGTCGAGGATTTTTTTGGCTTGGTCATAGGTCATTGTCCGCCCCTTAAAGCTGCCAGCCTCTCCCGAATGTGGTCAGGCATCGTAACCGCACCAGCCATGCGCTCTTGGTACTGCTCTGCCATCGTGACGGCCTTTTTTGGTTCGGGTATCTCTGCCCCGTCCCATCTTTGCTGGTTCAAGTAGACAAGCGGGGCCGGGATGTACGCGCCGTTGTCTTTTCGCCACTGGTCGGTGGTTTTCATCCACTCAACGTGCTTAATGATCTGATCTGCACAGGTTTCGTAGTAGTGCTTCTTCCACTTGGCTAGACAAGCTGCTTTTGCGCCTTTTCTAAAACTCTTAGGCCATGCTGCCCAGAATCTGTCAAATCCACTCTCAAACATTGCGCCTCCTTGTCGTTGAATCATAAACACCATAATTCATATGGTTCACCCAAAAGACCCCCCTACCCCACAGAGTGTGAGGAAGGACGAGTTAGGTTCACCCCCCATTGAAGGGATCGTCATGCTACGGATTGTCCGTATGCCCCAGGCTTGACGATTCGACCAGCCCACCGGATTGTTCGGGAACTGCCCCCTAGCCTTGCGGCATACCGGCTACCCTTTTCTTCCATGCCCTCAGGTTGAAGTCTTGCTATCGTGTGGAGTACGGATGCGCTCGAAAAACAAAAAAGCCGCTTAAGATCTATCCCCGGTTGCGGAACCCCGGGGAGGATCCGGGGCCAGGGATAGACTTAAACGGCCTTCATGCTGTCCGCAACGACAACGGGAAGAAGTTTCTGGGATTTTTTGGAGCTTGTCAAGCCCCTACTGCGAATAGGGTGTTGGTGGCCCGCATAAAGCAGCGTTCGCCAAACAGAAAGGAAGTTAGCACCGGCGCTAACCCGATGCGCCACCAACGGGACTGATGGTAAACCACTCAGGCTTCAAGTGCATGAGCTGGTAGACCCTGCCCTGTGGAATCTTCTTCCAGTTGCTCACAGCGCCCCTACTGATGCCCAGCAGCCTAGCCAATGCAGCCGCATTGCCAGCCCTTGCGATTGCTTCTTCTTTGGTCATGTGTTTATTTTACTACACATTGAATTAGGGTTTGTCCTAATGACTGATGTTTAGTGGGCTATACAATGATGGCTTATGAGAGGAAAAGGAACGCCCTACTACGGAAAGCTAATGACTGATTCGTTGCCCAGCGAGGTCAAGGCCATTTGGTACAGCCGAGATGCTGAGTTGCCGGAGCTGCCAAAACACGGCTGGTCATGGGAATTGCAGACCGACATAGAAGCCATTGAAAAGCACGATCTCGTTGTAAAGCTGCTGGAGGCCATACCGCTGACTGAGCGAGAGGATCTTGTGGTGCGACTCGTGGTGCTAGAGAACGAGACTTTCCGCGATGTTGGCGATCAGTTGGATTGCACCACTGAACGGGCGCGTCAGATCTACATGAAGGCTATACGCAAGCTCAGGACTAAACAAGCCGCCGTTACCGGAATTGCTATTTGGCCTTATGAGTGTGAGATCAACACCTGGAGAGGTTGGAAGCACTTTGAGAAGAATCGACCATGAGCCTATCAGACCATCAGATTTTTATGCTCAAGCACTTCGCTTTGGGCTGGAAATTCAGGCTAAAAAATGACAAGCCTGGAAGCTGGATAACCTACTGGTCACTTAGACGGCGCAAGCTGGTAGATGCCGGTAGCGTAGTGACGAAGCTGGGCCGTGAGGTACTGGCAAAAGAGTTAGATCTACAAGCCAAACGAAAGGAAAAGAAATGAGTATTGAAGCAATGAAACAGGCACTGGAGGCGTTGGGTGCATACATGGAGGCCACCGATAGCGAAGCAGATGCAACAGCACACTCTTTGATGGCTGCTGCCTTTTTCAAACTTAAAGAAGCCATCGCAGAGGCTGAGAAGCAGGAGCCGGTGGCGTGGAAGTGGCATCAAGCCCCTGTTAAAACTCAATGGGGTGATGACATGGTTGTGGCTGATATTGCCATCGACAAAGACCACACGGTGTCAATTTACTGTGAGCGCGACCAAGCCGCCAAAGTTGAAGCAATGTTCACCCCACCCGCAGCACAGCGCCAGTGGGTCGGTCTAACCGAAGCCGAGATCAATGAGTGGGACTACGAGCATCGAGACTTCATCTATGACATCGAGGCTCTGCTGAAGCATAAAAACACCAGATTAGGGTAAATCCCTATTCCATGATGTTCAGAAGCCTATACACTACTACCCATGCCGCAGCATCCCGCAGCGGTCTTTAAGGAGCGAAAATGAGTATCGAGAACCTGCTCAAGACTAACGTCAACGAGCATCTATCATACAACCCAGATACAGGATTATTTACCTGGCGTATGAAGCGCGGCAACAAAGCCGCTGGATCCATAGCAGGAAGTCAACACAATAACGGATATCACACAATTTTTTTGTGTGGTCGTAGATTTTACGCGCATCGCCTAGCTTTTTTGTTTATGCGCGGCAACCTACCAACTGGCGTTGTTGATCATATCAATGGCGTTAAGAATGACAACAGGTGGATAAATCTACGAGATGTTTCTCAAAGTGAGAACATGGCAAATAGATCTGGAGCACAAAAAAATTCAAAGACTAAACATCTTTGTGTGAGCCCTCATGTTGCTGGTGGATACGTTGTTCAGATTAGGCGAAACAAAAAACGCATCTATGTAGGATATTTTAAAGAACTGGAGGCCGCATTAGTTGCTTATAAAGGAGCCGCAAATGAGTATCTCTGAACTTTTAAAAATCAACGTCAACGAAAAAACAGAGCGCAAGAATGGCCTGACCTACCTATCGTGGGCATGGGCCTGGGCTGAAGCCCTGAAAGCTGATCCAACAGCAACATTCAAGGTCGAGACATTCAAGCGCGACCAGTACACCGAAGAGCCGTTCATGACCCTGCCAGGAGGCACTGCAATCGTCTGGGTCACTGTGACGATCTTTGGCAAGGCAATGACCTGCCAGCTTCCAGTCATGGATCACCGCAACAAAGCCATCCCTAATCCTGACGCCTTTCAGGTCAATACAGCCATCATGCGCTGCATGACCAAGGCTCTGAGTCTGCATGGACTGGGTCTGTACATCTATGCTGGCGAGGATCTGCCTGAGGGAGACGCCCCTGACGTTACAGACTGGCTGTCAGCTATCGAGGCCACTGTGACAGGGGAAGAGCTTCAGACTGTCTACAAACAGGCTTATGAGGCTTGCCAAGGCCATCAGGAGTCCATCAAGAAGGTGATCGAGGCTAAGACCGCCAGGATTGCCCGTGCCAAGCAGGAGAAAGCAGCATGAAAGACACAGGAGGACCAGCTTTCCCGTTTGACGGAACCCATGCCTTTACCGGGATGAGTCTGCGAGACTACTTCGCCGCCAGGGTGATGCAGAGCTTTATTACATCGGATCGATTTGTCACCTATGAATCCTGTGCTGTCGATTCTTACGCAATGGCAGACGCTATGCTGAAAGCGAGGCAGTCAAATGGCTGACCAGCGCACAGACGAGTGGTTCCAGCAGCGCTGTAATGGTTTATAATTGAGAAATCCATTACAGCAAGGTGTTTCATGTTGACATTCATTTCTGTGCTTACAGAACGCTCCAAAGACGGTCATATCAAGTGGCTTTGCCAATGCTCTTGTGGTGACACTGGAACGTACTTGGCAACAAGGGTCAAACACAATCGAGTCTCTAGTTGCAAAAAATGTACTCAGGCTTTGATTGGATCTAAGGTCAAAAGACATGGGATGAAAAACACAGCAACCTACTCATCATGGGTATCCATGAAAGATAGATGCACCAATCCAAAATCTAAAGACTTTGCAAAGTATGGCGGGAGGGGAATTACTGTTTGCAATCAGTGGATTAACTCTTTTGAGCAGTTTTACAAAGACATGGGAGAAAAACCGCATGGCACATCAATAGATCGCATAAATAACGATCAAGGGTACTCACCAGAAAACTGCCGATGGGCAAATCATTCACAGCAGCAGTTAAATAAAACGAAGTCGTGCTTGTGGCTTGTTCATGGTGTTGTTTACGAATCCCTCGTAACGGCAGCAGTAGCACACGGTGTAAAAAAACAAACAATCGTCAAATGGGTTGATGGTTGGACAGATAAACGTAGAAATAAAACGTGGAGCCCTAAAGATGGATGCAAACGACTACCAAAATATTAAACAAGGGACTGATGCATGGCAAAGCGCCAGATGCGGCAAAGTCACGGCCAGCAACTTGCACAAAGTGCTAGCCAAGACCAAGACCGGCTACGGGGCTGATCGGGGTCACTATCTGACCCAGCTAGTCCTAGAGCGCATTACAGGCCAAAAGGCTGATTCCTACACCAATGCAGCCATGCAGTTTGGTATCGAGCAGGAAGCCTTTGCTAGAGCCGCTTACGAGGCCCATAGAGGCGTTTTGGTGGAAGAGGTGGGGTTTATCCCTCATCCGACAATTCCAATGGCTGGAGCGTCTCCTGACGGCCTCGTAGAGGACGGTATGGTGGAGATCAAGTGTCCAGAATCGGCAACCTTCCTAGAAGTGCTGCTATCCCAAAACCCTGTTGCTGGCAAGTACTTTGCCCAGATGCAGTGGCAAATGAGGTGCGCCGACAGACCCTGGTGCGACTATGTTGTTTTTGACCAACGTTTTCCACAAAAAATTCAGTTGGTTATACATAGGGTAAATCGGGATGACAGATGGTTGGCAGAAGCTGAAACTGAGGTCAAGAAGTTCCTTTGCGAAGTAGAGGAAAAAGTGCAAGCGTTGAAACAGAAGATTGGAGAATGAAATGAGTAAAGTTCTGAAAGAGATTTCCTGCGTTACGGGCGAGTACAAAAATGCCCAGGGCGAGGTCAAGAAGCGGTACACCCGCATTGGTTCGATCATTGACACTAAGAACGGCGCAATGCTCAAGCTGGACACGATCCCGCTTAAAGAGGGTGGCTGGGATGGCTGGGCCTACCTGAACGACCCCAAGAAGGAGGATCAGCAGGCCCGTCCAGTACGACAGGCCAAGCCCGAGTTTGAAGAAGACTTGCCCTTTTAACCATGAAAGCAGCAAGCCTAGAGAAATCGGATCGCCTTAACAGGGTCCGTGATCTGCTGCTTCAGGGTGGGGAATTCTCCACTCTGGACATCATCAAACAGGCAAACGTCTGTGCGGTGAACTCGATCATTGCCGAACTGCGTCAAAACGGCATCGGCATCTCTTGTCAGCGCAGGGGCGAGAGATGGTTTTATAAACTGGAGGAAGTATGACTGAAACACGAAAAGAATCTTCAATTAGCCTGGGTGATATGAAAAGTATCTTTATTACCCAATCCTTTGATAACAAGACGGTTGTGGCTTTGTATGTCCCGGGAGGATATATCTACATCAATCTTGATGATGGTCAGCTAGACCAGTTCATTGATGCCCTTACACAGTTCAAAAAGGAAACAGCATGAAAAAGATACTCGCAGCCCTTGGAATCGCCCTTATAACTACTGGTGCATGGGCGCAATGCTCAACTCACACATACGTCATTAATGGACGAATGGTGACTTGTACAACCTGTTGCTATGGACCTAGCTGTTCGACCAACTGCTTTTGATGAACCCATTTGATCCCAACTACAAGGCCCAGATTAGCCTGAAAGACTTGGAGCGATCCAGAAAGACCTCCTATCAGGCTAGTCGGGCTGTCAATGCAAGGCGTTTGGCTGGCGTAGAACCAAGCAAGTCATACGCTACCCGGATTGGGGCTTATAAAGGCACCAATCCAGAAGCAATGACCCTAGAAATGGCTGAAATGACGCCTCACAAGAGGACTATTGAGAAGAAAGGCAAGAAATGAGAGACAGCGACATTGTTGACATATGGCGCAAGCACAAGGAAGTTCACGCATTTGCTAACGAGCTTCTGAACATCGAGCGAAAGATCTGTGCAGAGATTGCCGACAAGCATGAGAAAAAGCACGAGCTTCGTCAAATCAATGGTAAGTGGGAATGGGTTAGTCCAGCCGCTGAGGCTATCAGAGCTAGGATAAAACCATGACCCGTGATGACATCATTGCAATGGTGCAGGAAGCCATCATTGACCATTCCAACGACAACCCTTTCGACTTCAGACTAACTACTATGGAGCAAATAGAACGCTTCGCCGTTCTTGTAGCCGCAGCCGAGCGCGAGGCGTGTGCTCAGATTGCAGAAGAATGGCTCGGCCCAACAAAAGACCGAGAACTGCACATAGCAGCCGCCATCCGCGCAAGGGGGCAAGACCCCATGCCTTTGTTTAACGATTGGGAAGGCGGGTTTCCCTATAAGGACCAGAAATGAAGTCTAGAATTCTTGACCCAAACTTTAAGTACATCAACGCGGCAGCGACCAATGTCCAAGAGACATGGCGAAAATTCGGATGGAAACCACTAAATGAAATGCCCCAAGTGCGGAGCGTGGAGCCTAGTAAAGGACACCAGACAGAAGAACGGGATCGTCCAAAGATCCAGAGAGTGCGGTAATGAGCATCGTTTCACCACTGAAGAGCGGGT